TACGCATAAATTTGACAAGAGCAGGAGCGGATCTTTTGTAAATCTGCAATAGTTTATCGGTTCTGAGCCGTTCAAGCTTACCGCTCTGACGTTCTACGACCTTTCCTATCTGATTGATAAAGACCTTTCTCCACTCGTATCGCAACTTTTCACCAGTGCCAGGAAAATAGGCGTTACCGGTTAAGGGAGCATCTTCCAGGTCAAGCTGAATTGGAATCTCTGCTGTATCTGTCCCGTCACCGACAAAGCCTGATACACGTTCGACTATGCTTCCGGAAGCATTTACGATCTGACGTGTTCGTGTCCCATCGACATTGGTTACTAACTCAGTTTCGACATCCCCGATCCACGGGGCAAAGAATAATCCGAGCTGTATCAGTCTCCGGATTATCCCGTCCCTCGTTGGATCGAGGTGAATATAACCGTGTTGAATAGGTTTTGCCATTGTTGTTTTCTCCTATGGTAGTAGGTTGATGTTAAAGAGTTTGCGGATTGATCCCTTCCTCCTTGCAGAGTCTTATGAACGCTTCTGTCGGCAAACTATTGATAACCTTGAGCTTTTGTTGATCGTTTAGCTCTTTGTACTCGATAGGTTCAGCCGTTGCAGACCTCCCTATGTTTGGAATAACATTGCTAACCGCTTTGCTCATTTTGGTACGCATATCGATCTCTCCCTCTGATTTGAGAATTTTACGGTAAGTATCCCTTCCAACAGCCAACATAACTGCTGCCTCGAGGCTGTCAGTAGTTAGTTTGCCAATCCCGTTAATCTCTTTGGTCTTATCGATAATTATGTTCCATTGTTCATCAGTGAAGTCAAGACCGGTCTCATCTTTGACAACACGCCGAGCATTCTCGAGGAAAGCGTTGTTGTGATCTTCATCATATTTCTGATCCACCATTTCTTTCATCTCGAGTTTACGCTTCTCTTCGGTAAGTGTTGCCAGGTCTTTCTCCAACTTTTGAATTTGTTTCTCAGTTTTGCCGTACTCATCGCTGGTCATAATAGGATCTAAATCCTTTTCAAGTTTCTGCTTCAATTCCTGTAACGTGTCCTCAATTTTCTTGCTCTCAAGATCTACGACTTTTGAGGTTCGCTTCTCTGTCCCACCGGTTAGATCAGACTTCGCTTGCTCAAGAAGTGCACCTCTTTTGCCGAGCTCTTTCTCGCTGTTATGAAGGATGTCCAGGAGTTCTTCTCTACTTTTGTTAGCGTACTTTTGCGTAAATCCTTCCGGATATCTTGATTGTCCTTTGGCATCTTTTCCCGATTCTCCTTCATCTGAAGGGTCGGTACTATCCATAGGGTCGGATAAATCGTCTGGAAAATCAACAACAGTCTCGCCAATCCTGACCTTTTGTGTAGGTCTTGAGTCTTGTGTTCCTTCGTTCGGTTGTTCTAAATCAGTTTTGCCTATAAAGCTCATACTTTTCTCCTTTTTTTTATGTTCTTGCTACACCCGTTATTTGAGCCATATCGCTCATAGCTTCATCGTGTATTCTTCGCTCAAGCATATCCCTTTGTCCTTGAGCTGCCATCTGCAACCATACCTCTTTGTCTCTAAGGTTGCTGTTTCTTATTATTGCCTCGAAGGGAATACGCTCTGCAGGATATCCAAGTTTATTCAATACATCCGCAAGCATAATCGCCTCGTTAAACGCTCTCTCCATCCTGTTTGGAGTATTCTCAACGCTATCGAGAACGCTTCTTAGTGTCACCGTACGAACATCTCTTAATACTTCCTCGCCGTAGTTAAGGTTTACCATCTCATATCTGAGGCTACCGTTATGCAGAAGAGGTACGAGCCGATCATCCTCAAAATAGATATGAGGTACTGCAGCCAGGAAATGACGTAAAATTCGTCTCGACATCTGATTTTTAATTTCATAGAAAGGATTAGAGGAGATAAGAGACTGGTCTCTCTTCATCTCAAAAAGCACTCCGCTCTCAGAGGATTTGCCTCCCCTGCCCTGTAAAGCCTGAGTAATGTTGCTTATTTCTTCGACAAACTGCAGGTCGGCAAAAACCCCGTTTTGTACTGTCTGGACGCTTGCTGCATCACCTGCTCCGGTCTCTCTCTTAGCTATGTTTTTCATCGACTGGTAGGGTACGATCAAGTTAGGATCTCCTGCACCGTTTTGGAGAGCCTCGATAGCTTTCTTCTCGTTCTCATGAATGTGCCAGGACGATCCCAACTTCTGGATCATATAGTCAACTTCCTGACTCTTGCCTTTATTGATCCTGTCTTGGACATCAACGAGAAGATATCCCCAGCTTGGTTGCAAGGACTTCTCCATAAACCAGTCAAAACTTGTACAATAAAAGATACTGTAATGTTCTGTCGGAAGAGGATTAAGCTTCTCCTGTAAAACAAGATGTTCAAAATGAGGAACGACTGCAGTAACCTTAACCCTTTTTGTACTGGTAGAGCGAAGGTAATTCATTGTAACTCCCTTGCTCTTCTGCTCCCTGACCTCTTCCTTTGTCAGTTTCAAGACTTCGCCGTCTATTTCAACGAGATCTACCGGAGTTTCTATTCTCTCCTCGATCTGACAGACAAGGTATCTCTTGCCTCTTTTATATTCGCTCTCTCCGTCCTGGAGAGTTGACTCAAGGAGAGCCTCAGCATCTTTCCACCATTCTTTCTCTTCCTCGCCCTTGAGATCGCTCACCCAGAACTTGTTTTTGATCTCATCAATAGTGAGCCACTCATCAACGACAATATATCTGCAGTCGCTTAGATCCATTAACTTAAAATACGGATCTGGATGAACGGATAGTGTCGAAAGGTTGTAGTACGACATAGTATTATACCCCATATCGTCTATTTGCACCTCTGCTCTCATCCATCCGCCGGTATCATATAATAATCCATCAGCAAGAGCATATAAAGATTTTTGCTCGTATTCTTCTCTCTCTCTTATGTAGTCATAGTTATCCGCTAAGATGTTTACTGTCTGCTCATTAGTGTTGTAGTCTGCTATAATTTTTACTGCTCTTCTGCTTGACTGCTCGTTTCCTAATATCGTTTGAAGCTTTGAGATCAGAATGTTGTACCGGAGCAATGGTTTTGATTTGCTGTCCGCTGCGTCTTTTTCTTCCGGTTTATATGGATCGTGTTGGATATAGGTCATTACTTCCCTTGCTCTTGACCTGGCACGTGCCCTGTTTTTTATGCTCTCTTCTCTGAGCGTAATTACCTTCTGTACTGTCTCTTCGTATTGTTTTTTCTTTGTTACTTCGTCCACTTTTACCCCTCTCAGGCTACTCGCCAACTCTTAGGTACTTCTTCTTTTGTTTTACGTGCTCTGACCATCTCTCTCCAGTCCTCTTTAGATTCTCGGCTATCCTCTATATAAGGCTGTCCTCTCAATACCATAAGAAAGTATCTGCCTTCATCGTAAGGATGATCAAAGACCGTTGTGTCAACATCATTAAGATTCTTAGGATCTGCAGGAAGATTAGGTATGCTCTCGACCGTTTCTTTGCAACAATCGAGGAAAGTCATTTGAGGAGTTCCGTCCTCTCTGATTCTTAAAACTTCGAGAAACGCCATCGCTCCTGCTTCCCTGTCGTTTAGTCCCTTAGTTAAATGTATCCCCTCTTCTTGATATGCTGTTGCAAAATCCCAAAAATCTTCACCCTTATCCTGCCTCTGCCAATAGGACTTAGGATCTGCAACCACAATTTCAAAATCATCTATTTCCAGGTCATAGAAACGCTTGATAAATTCTTTCGTATATCTTGCCTGTTGTTTTATGGTAAGACCGGACTGGACGATCTCAGCAAACTTCACAATGTCGCCGGAGCTATTATGCACGGCATAAAATCCACAAGCCCAAGCACTTCTCTCAGCGAAACCGTAGTCGTTTGACATATACAGTCGCCAGTCTGTCCAGTCGAAATTCCTTCTCTTTTCGATAAGATCCGCTTTATCCGTTGCATTAAAAAACGCCAACTCGCTTTTTACGTGAACATCCTCTCTCCACATCTCAAAGAACTGACCGGCAAAGACATTCCAGTTTCCGTAAAGCCACATCTCTTTGAGGATCTTATTCTTACCCAAAAGGTTTCTAACAAAGTTATCGTCTCTTTCTGACAGGTATTTGTTATCAAACACGAGGGAAGGTATGAAGAGAAATCGCTCACCGGTCTTTGAAACGAAAACT